TTAACGATCAATCCTTTCGTCATAGCCTCGTTGATCTCGGCAGTAATTTTTTCTCGATCTTTTGGTTTGTTCTTATATCGACCGAGAGCAACATCGGTATGAAACTTCTTGACGAAGGATCGAGTGAAGGTTTTTGGTTTTCCATCGCCATCCCCCGGTTTCTTTGGAGGCGTTCCGCCACCAGGTCTCGAAGGAGCGAGGGCTTCATCACCTTCGACGGGTTTTTCTTCGCCGATAGGTGTTTCTATTTTAGGTGCAGGAGTCGCAGGCTTTTTAAGGGCCAGCCAGTCGTTGAAAAATTCTGCGACCGTATCCGCATCGGCATTAGTTAGGGCATTTCGCAAAAGATCAAAATCTGAGACCCCACGGTATTTCTTATTTTTGAGATGGTTGGTGAATTCCTTGTCGTCGTTGATCTGCCTCCAACAAGGATTACCGTTCTCGTCCTTAATTAACCGATCCAGTTTCCCGGTAAAGGTTTCTGCGGCGGATTGCTTCACATCCTTTTCTACCGATGCCACCCTGGGCTCAACCGTTCCCTTGAAGACCTCATCCACGATGGAATACACCATACCCTTGAATTCATCGGACTTGATCCATTGCTTCATCACAATGAGTTGGCCCCGATGGATTTCAGGATAGGCATCTTGGTAGGTTTGGAGGTCTTGAGCTTCTTGTGGATCGGGTTTAGCGACAGGTTCTTCGGGTGGCTTGATGGTCTTCGCTTGAAGGTCTGAAATCGTCGATTGAAGCGATGCGATCTGACCAGCCATCATTCGATTAGTCGAAATGAAGTCTGGAAATTCACTGTCAATCTTGCCTTTCAAGACGTTGATCTGATGGAGGGCTTCCTCATATTTCACCTTGTAACCGTCACCAGGTGGAGGAGTTTCCTTTCCAAGTTCAATGTTGTCTCCTGGGGAAATAGCCGGATTGGGGTCTATCGGGGGAGCCTCACCGGGAGGGATTTGGGTTTCCACGCCCAATTCCTGCGGGGTCTTCCCTTCGTTATAAACCTTCTTCCTAATCAGTTCCGCTCTCTCACCTTGTTTTGCGACATTCCGTGGTATAGCCATAATGATCTCCTTCTTTCTGGGAGCCGATCATGTGGGCTGTTTTCCATCATTCGGTCTTCCCCGTGCTGCTTATATTTATCGGAGCCGACTGGAATTAAACGGTCTTCCGATGACAGCCAAAAATAAAAAAGCCCGGCCCAGGATTTTATTCCTGAACCGGGCTCGTAAGCCTTGTGGCAATAAGCTAACGGTATGTTAAAAAATTAAACCTGATTTACTCTTGCAAACTCTCCAAAAAATGATTGAGCGACCTTGTCATTGGTAAGTTCAATATCTTCATCGTTGATTAGAACTCTGTGGCCGGAAGCCAAAACAATTACTTTCATAAAGGAACCCGCTTTTTAATCTTTTAACAAATATTCACAAAATGTCAAGTCTTTTCTTAATTCATCATCTCCGGTTTGTATGGATAGACACCATCCGGGGCCGGAAAAATCTTCTCCGGTTCGATCTCCGAGTCGTAAATTCCGCTCGGAAAAGGGAAGGTTTTCTCTATCATAAATTCATAAGAGAAGTCTGTCTCCATTCTGATCTGACCAGAGATCATCATCTGGAAGACGATGTTTCCTATCCAGATGACGGTGAACTCATAAAGCGATATGGCTCCCGGCGTGAGAGAAAGAGTGACGGCTCCGATCTTTATATATTCGGGAAGATATTGAGAGATTGGGGTAAAGGCAAGAAAAATGGCTCCCTGGACTGGATAATCGGCAACAATGATTGATTGTGGAGAAATGGAAAACGAGATTGCACCCGTAAGAACGTAATCCGGTACTATTGCCGCCTGGGGCATTAAGGCAAGTGATACCGCACCCTGGTAAAAGTATTCGACGATTGAGGTTGATTCTGGGGTAAGGGAAAGGGCAATATCTCCCTGAATCTCATAAATTTCTGGTGTTATTGCTGATTGCCCAAAAAATATTCGTAATGACATTTTTATCCTATGCGGTTGTTGGAATACTTAAAACAAAATCACACCATTCCTTTGGACTGGTCTGGTCAATTCCTACGATTGTTATAACATCACCATTCATCTCGGCAGCAGCCAGCGTTATAAGAACTAAAACACTTGTTGCTGGACTCACCGAGGGGGGAGTAGCCAAATTATTTAGTCCGGCCCCATCTATATCAACCTTGAAATCTCCTACCGCAAGAGTAGGATTGGACTTGAATGCACCAGCTACGGCCATGTCCATCAATGCAATACGAATAAGAAAATCTTCGTTCTTCTTGGGTGGATTATAAGGTGCAGTCATATTCCTTCCTCCTATATTCCAATTAAAAGTTGCGGATCATTAAGAGAAATATTTACTGGATATGCCGAAATCCAATTAAGGCACGTGGTTATCGTTCCTTTGTATGAAAATATCTGCTGACCCGCCGAACTATCTATCCTTGTTGGATCAACAAATCCAACGTTCTGAGTCGCACTTGAGCCAAGAATAATGATCGCTTTAATTGAGGCGTGGTCAGACGTGAACGTAAACCTAACTGTTTGGGCTGCCGCATGGACAGTCGTAAAAGCATCCCTAATTGTATAGGTTTTTCCATTAGCAAACGTAAAGATTCTGGTAGCCGTTATCGTGGTGTTCGTCAGTGTCCCAACGGTAAAACCAGCTGTGCCTGCAAACGTAGTGGCAACATTTGCAAGGGTGAATGTTCCAGAAATTGAGAGAAGAGAATTTATCGTAACCGTTACAGCACTGGCGGTATAGGTAAGTATAAGACTGTCCCATACAAGAGGATCGGTATTAAAAATTGGTGAAACCTGTGCACAACTTAGATTAACTCCTGCAAGAGTAATCGGTCCACTTGTACAAGCTAAACTCCCGCAATATCGAGTTCCAGCGTCTATAGTAATGTTTCCTGCAAGAGTTACTGCGGGAACCCACGTTCCGGTTCCAGACCAAGTTCCACCAGTTAAAGTAATCGAGGCACTTCCACCTACATTATAAGCGCCGTGGATGAACCCAGCAGTATACCATAAGGGTGAACCAGCGCCAACATTAAAGGTGCAATTAGCAGTTATCGTAGTCGTGCCAGCGATTGTCCAACTTCCATTAGCGGCTATCAGAGTTGCTGCCCCGGTTATCGTAAGAGTGGCTGCTGTGCCATTGTAACCTGCCTGAATGAATGAAAAAGTTAGAGTCCCAACTACACTAATTGTTAGGGCATTTGTAACCGTTATATTTCCCGGAATACCAAGAGTGCCCCCTGCCCCAGAAATTGTAAAGGCGCCTACAATCATAGCGAGGAAATTATTACTGAAGTATTGATTACCTGTCATAGCGCATGTCAATGTGCCATCTACATAAAAGATAGCAGGAATATATATAGAAAATGAAGCCCCACCCCCCGTTATCGTAACATTATTCCAATGAAGATTATTGCCAACAAAGGTAGTAGATGCTGCACATTGCAAAGTATTTCCAGTAACAACTATCGTCCCACTGGTATAAGTCAAGGTTTTTGTATCAAAATAATTCGATCCGTTTAAAAGAGTTATTGTACCTCCCTGGAATGTTAAATTAATTCTTAAAATACCTGCCCCAGTCCATGCCCCACCAGTCATTATAACGCCTGGTGTTGTAGCAGTGGTAACATTTACTCCGACCGTAAGACCACCTGCAACCGTTATGGTTTTGGCAGTGCCAGTAATAACGGTTCCGGTTGTTCCATTAAAGTTTAGGACACCAGTAACAGACCAATTATCTCCCAAGGTATAAGTCTTAGAAGTTCCTCCGAGTTGAAGTCCTCCGCTCAAGACCTTTCCCCCGGAAGTGAGAGTGGCCGTAGTCGTACAAATAAGGTCTGAACTTCCCGCAATAGTCCCCATCCCAGAAACGAATGTTACAGTTCCCCCTACTGTGAGGGCTGCATTGAAAGTAAGGATGCCTACGTAATTGGTGAGAATAATGCTTGTGCATGCACTTGCGACATCGATTGTAATATTACCAGAAGTTCCAGTAGCAGTGACGGTATCACCATCAACTGCTGGAGAACCCCCAACCCAGGCTGCATTGTCGCTCCAGTTTCCACCTGCATCAGAAAATACTTTAGCTGCCATTTATCTTCACCTGTCCGTTCTTACAATAACCACAATTTATAATAAATCCGCCCCCCACCTTAATGTTGGTACTTTTTAACCATCCTGGAATTTCAATCCTTCTATGGCAGGAAGGACAAAAGTAAACCTTATTTAACAACAACGTCATTAATATACCCTACACCTTTTGGTGTTTCGCCTTCTCACGGTTTAGGCCGTCAGTTTATGCCACCGTGATTTTCGGGGTGATCTTGATCGCCCCGCCATCCGGCACGTTAAACGGCCCACCCGTGAAATGCTCTACGGCGAGAAGTTTCCCAGTGTTGTCCAAAGATGAAGCGATGAAATACCCATAACAGTTCGCCCATCCTCCGGCTCCCGCCGTATAGGTCTGTTGTGCATAATCGGCATGATCTCCCGTAATCGCCCATGTTCCACGAGCCAACGTCTTTCGGGCGTAGTCCGTCCCGGAAAGTTCTGTGATCGGAACAGCACCCCCTGGAAGAGTAGCGGTCTCGCCTGGCTCTGCGGCATCGGTATAGATGCCCATATAAGTATTGGCATCAACCGCCGTGGCCCCAAAAAGAATGTTTGCAACTCTGTTTTCACCTTCATCTACCCACTTCGCCATTTGACCACTCCTTTCCAAACCTTGATATATAAGGCTTGACATAATAGTATAAATGGGTTAACTTAATAACCATCCAACGAATTGGAGGTCGCCTATGGATACCAAACGGTGTACCAAATGTTGCGAAATTAAAGAAATCGATCTTTTTCCGAAGGGCAGGAACGAATGTAAAAAATGTAGAAGCAATTTTGTTCTTGTCCACTATCGTCTTCATCGAGATGAAATCTGCCAGTCTCGAAAAGCCTATGAAAAGGAATATGATCGAAAACGAAATAAAGACCCAGAACGTGCCGAATACGCCCGTCAACTTTATTGGAAAAACAGAGATAAAATTCTTGAATCGAGGAAAGGCAAAATCGTTCAACAGAAACCTCGTGATCCTTTGAAAGAAAAGTGTAAAGCCCTTTTTGCCTATGCTGTAAAAAATGGCCGCATCCAAAAAGGATGTTGCTCCATTTGTGGAGAGCAGAAAGTCGAAGGGCATCATTTTGATTACTCGAAGCCTTATGAAGTTGTTTGGCTCTGTCATCGACATCATGCCGAACTCCGTAGAATAAAATAGTTATCCCATTTTGCCATTTGATTTGCCCTCCTGTATTTGGTTTTCGAGGAGCCTCTTTAATCCCTTTTCTCGACGCTCCACGTCGCAGAGGCCCCCTTGACCGATATGAAGAACAACCTGACCAACATAATCGGGCGGAATCACTTTACACCGGATTAGAATTTCTACAATCTCCTTCGCAGGGGTCATCATACCCCTCCGAGTTTCTGATTCGCCCGTTCCTTTCCTATTTGAATTTTCTCCATGACTTCCTTCGGAGATTCTGCGAAGACGGATAGATTGTTCATGGCCCAGGCGAGACCTTGAAAAAACCTCATCTTTTCCGCCGGAACGTCCACGGCAAAAGCCGCCATCCTCTGCAATGTCTCCCTTGATTCTCGAAGCCACTTTTTAATCTCCAACCAATTTGGTTCCATGGACGAATTGAGATTCGCCATGGCTCTCAATGCGTCCTCTGTGATCTGAATCATCGAAATATTTGAAGCCATAAATCCTCCCTCCCTCTGCGAATTTTTCAGAATCAAACATCCCTTATCACCGGAGACTCTTCGGGAGTCACCGGAACAACCTTGGTTGGCCCAACAACATCTTTTTCGGGACTGCACGGCAATCCTTCCTCGTGCATACAGATATGAGATTTCGCCTCAACCGTTAGTTCTTCGTTCTGATTTCCGACGTTAATCTTTGAAGCGAAAGATTTGAGTTGCCTGATGATTGTCTGAATTACCTCTATGCGAGTATCAGTCCCCAATCCGGGGATGTCACTGAGTTTAGATACAGCACGGAGAGCATTGGGCAGCCGATCCTGTGCGTCGAGTGGAATCGCAAGGTCTAAACGAAATCGAAGGTATTTCATATTGCCTCCTTATGATCTAAATTTGTGTCTCGTCAACTCATAATAATTTCTGATTTCCTGTGCTGAAAACGCCTTTGTAAATCCTTCATCTTCTGTTATTGTCCCACCAAAGAACGTCCCCGGCGTGCCATATGATCCGAGAGTGGTTAACGTCTGGTCATTATTTGCATCAAGAGTTTGATCTGTCCCGACCTGAATACCATTCTTGAAAAATTGAACTGTCGTCCCAGACCGCACAATTCCAATCATAGTAAAATTCGATACCCCACCACCATGAGCCTGTGAGAGTTCAGTGGCTCCAGCATTATAGTAGACGTTCGTTCCATCTATCGCCACGTGATAGTTTGCCGCCCCACCATGAATGACTCCTTTTGCATTATTGAATGACTGAATCCAATAGAGCAGAGAGTGAGTCTTGCCAAAATTGATAGAAGGATGAACGATAAGATCGTCAACATCATCAAAATACCATCCCTGAACCATCTTTGGCACCACACCGTAGATCTTCCAACTCGCTATCCCATTCGGGTCAAATCCACTCTCTATGTTTGCCCAACCCCTCGTTGTGCCATTAAGAGAGGAGACGATATGGACAGCGGTTGAGGGGGGGTCGGTGACAATTCTAAGTGAAACATCATCTGCAATAGCAGTTGTGTTAGTACCTGTAATAATATTAAAATTCCCAGTTCCTCCCGTGTTAATAGTATAATATTTAGCGTTTGCCCCTACAGATAAAACAAAATAAGGAGCGAGAAAGGTACCTCCAAGTGAAAAACGAAGGCCCCCAGTGGTTATACTATCTACGGTTAATTTAGCACGAACAACTATCCCAACACCAGTTGGAGTAACACCTAATTGATATAAACTTTTATCTGCTGCACAGGCTGTCCAGGTTGCTTTGCCCCCAGTGATTGATATTGCCCCAAGTCCATTGTCACCCCAATTCCCCTTTGCTGAAAAATCGGGAGTATTAAGGAGTTCATCTGGTGCCGTTTCCCCCGCCCCCGCCCCAACTGCCCCAATGTAGCCAGTGGCTTTCTTGCCAGCACCATCAGTGAGTTCAATCCAAAAGGGAGTAGAGCCTAAATCTGTTCCGGCATAGGGTGATAGGTCGAGAGATGACCAGAGGAAAGCGTTGGTAGTGGTAAAGTCCCCACGGTTGAAGGTGGAACCAACAGAGGTCATCTGTGGGTTGCCAGGATAAGGGACAGCACCAGTGATCACTCCGTAATTGTTGTTGCCGGAGATGTCTAAAATCTTTCCGCTTACTGCCTGCCTATAGGCCCAAATGGGCAAATAGAGTTTGCAACCATTAAGACTCACTGGATAGAAATCTCTTTGTCTCATAATCTGAGCTTGAAGGTTTGGTCTCATGGCATCTCCTTTTTCTTAAACATAGTCCGGGATGAACGATACATCGATTGTAATCGTTGCCCCTCCTGCTCCGGGAGCTACGGTAAGGACTGCTTTGATCTGCTCCGAATTGACAAGGGGCAAACTAACCGGGATGATATAAGTCGCTTCCTTTGCAAGACCAGTCGCAATCGTGATCGGGTCTCCGTCTGGATCGAGAAGGAAAAGACTTGTCGCAGGATTCGCCGTCATAGCCGAAATAATCGCTTTGACAAGACACATTGTTCCCGACACCATCCCCGGTTTTCTTTGGCTTGAAAGATATTCTTGGTCTTCTGTTCCTGCCACCGCAATCGATAATGTAACTCTTGGAAGTCTTCGTGCCATTTTAAATTCCTCCTTTCATCGGGTCGGCGGAACCGGACTCGATGCCGGGCCTCCTCGCCCATAGACTGTTTGGAAATCTGTTCCCTGAGCCGGTTCCCCTGCGGCATTGAGCGTCGCCGGTTTTGCCAGACTCGGAATTGCATTCGGTTGATAGCCAACCATCGCAGAGAGTGGAATTGGAGAATCGTCCATGATCTCTTTCGGATCGATCTCGTGGGTCTTTAAAACTTTCTTGAACAACTTTCTCGTCTCTTGCGGTTGGAGAACCTGTGTCTGCGTTGAGATTGAAAGAAGTTCGGTCATCCGACTGGCTTGTTGTTCTTTGGCGATCAAGGAGACAGAACCCTTCGCAACGATCTTCTGATCTCCCACGAGGCCAGCGAATTTTTTCCGTTCCATGTTCCAATAATATTGACGCCGGATCGAATCTTCGATGGTCTTCCGGTCGATATTTTTAATGAAGAGCTTGATCCCTCGTGCGGCCATGGTCATTAACATCGAGAGGCCGGAAGCCGTGTTCCCGCCCCCGCCGACCTGGGGATCGCCGTGAGCATAAGCCGGGACACCGCTTGACTCATCAGCCTGCTTCATAAAGAATTCAAAGACGGAGATCAGTTGTTGGGCGATCAAGGTCGGTTGGTAAAATTCGATGGCCTTCCTTCCCGGTGCGGAGGCGTCGTTGTCATTGACCCACCATCTCTTCCACGGAACGAAGTCACCCTTTTCGAAATCGGCCAGCATTTCTTCGTTGATGACCACCTGCGGCCCGGAAGCCATGCCGACGTTATTCACGAGAGCACGGGCACACGCATTGCAGGCGGCTTGGAGATCGGCAATAACCTCTGGCAGGCCCACACCCCAGAACGAACCAGCTTTCTCGATAAAGGAAACCTTGGAGTAAGGTTTCTTGCCCATCGGATCAGGATTCAAGATAGCCTTGATAACGTGGTTTCCCACCAGGTAAGCGTTGATCTCATAAAACTTGTCTGCATCGGGAGCTTTCTTTTTCAATCCTTCATCCCATTCGTGAAGCGTCTTTCCCTGCACCGGCCCCCAGAATTCGAGGACATCAACCTCTTCCCAGTCACGGATCATTTCGACGGGTTTCTCTTCCATCTCCGCTCTTTCGGTATCAATGCTTGTCCATTCACGCAACGTCCCGCCTTCGCATTCTTGGAGAACCAGTCTGATTTCTTTTTCCTTGAATCCAGGTAATCCGATGAACCCTTGAATTTGAGATGGACTATAAGCGAGCTTATCGAAGAGGTAGGCATTATCGAATCCTGTCGCCCCAGGGCCAGGGTAAATATCGAGAGGAGGTCTTCGTTCATAGGTGGGAATTTTTGTTGGCTCTACGGTCAACGTTGGATTTCCCTCATCATCGATGTCCACCTTTCTCTGATTTTCTATTCTCAGGGTTGGCCCTTTCAGAATTCCCGTTTTAAGAATGGCATCGGGGATGATCTCGTCAAAGGCGTCATACCATCCGCCCTCGACAAGTTGATCGTTGATCTGGTCTTTCATCTCTTCTGCCTTTTCCTTGGCATAATTTTTAATCGCCTGCTTCGCCCCCGCCTTAATTTCGGGGATGGCGGCTTTTAATCGTTTGCTGAGAAGGTTCTGATCGACGGGAGCCCCGCTTTGCATGGACATGGTGATAACGGTATCGACCGTTTGTTGCATGAAATCTTCGATGATCGTGGTTTCGAGATCGCCGGGCAGGTCTGGCATCGGGGTTGGCTCGATGTCCCATGGGATATTGTTCGGCTGGAAGAGAATATCTTTCACCCAGGCTTCGCAATTACGAGCCTTGGTTTCGGTGAGCATCATATAAATTGTAGAACCCCCAAGTTTATTTATGTCCGCCATTTTTGCCGAATCATATTCTCCCTTGATCGCTCTCATGTTATCGAGAATTTGGTTTTCAACGGCTCGCTTCTCTTTTTTGGCGTCCTCAAACGCACTATGGAGATAAGAAGAAAGGCTATCGGTGATTCGAGTGATCGTTTTTTCCTCCTCGAAACCGATTAAGTCTTGGATGGCCTTTTCTTCTTCCACGACCATCTGTTGATTAGATTTCATTTGAATAAGTCCCATGGTGATCTCCTTTTAACTTTTGTCTTTTTCGACAATCGAACCGTCTGGCCCCTTATAAATTCTATGTCTGCCAGAGCTTTGCTTGACGTTAACGACAAAACCCCATGGATATTTTATTTCAAGAGTATCTTTGGGTTCTAAATCGGATTCACTTTTTTCTTTTTCTTCGTCTTCCATTTAACTCTTCTAAGTAAACGCCCCCATGGGTGCAGAAGGTTGTGCCGATCTTGCCGGTCGTGAACTACGTCCGAATTCTTCCATTGACCGTTCCGTTCCCATCACCGCATATTGGAGAGCGTCATGCGGATGGGAAGCCTTATTTTTTGCTGGTTGATCTTTGAAGCGTTCTTGGCCCGTGACCTGCACTCGATCCAACCTGTATTCTCCGAGAAATCCCTTGTGGAGCATTTTGCATCGAGGATTAAGTTGGTATCGACCACGGTTATCTATCGGAGTCCCGGTCAGGAGGCGGTTTACAGCACCATAACGGGCGTCCCAGGTGTTTGAATAGGCCGGGTGAATGATGGTTTTTTGAAGTTTGGCTTCCTTGAAGGCGTTACTTGAATCTGTATCGGCACGGGTTTTCCCTGCGGGGTCTCCAATGATCCTCACCGGAAGTCCTTGATATTTGGCCGTCATAAATGGCTTAACGACTTCACTCAGGAATGTCCGAACATCGGTGTCCTCCGAATAAAGTTCATCATAGGTGTTGAACCTTCCGTTTGGGAACCATTGATTCACCACCCACGCTTGATTTCTTCCCGTGCAGTCGTAACCGCAGATCAAGGGATAACTCCGATGAGGTTCGATATCTTTTTGGGCAAGATGGAAAAAATCCGACCAGTTCATGTAAACAGGTTTGCCGTCTCTCACATAGCCATACTTTCCATCGACATATACCGTGACCCATCCTTGATCCTTTCCAACCATGAGATTTGAATAATAACCCGGTCGCAGATTACGAAGGTTTTCAGCTTCCGGGCTCCGACCGGACGGTTGCTTATAAATCTGTGTCATTGGGATGCCCTCCTCTTCCTTCCGACCGCACTTAGGGCAATAAAGAGGGAGGTTATAGTTTTTGGGATCATCACGGATGAACATCACAAAGCCGCCATCCGGGTTCGTGCATTCTGGACACACCCTTGGTTTGTCTTCCTCGAAGAGAGTGTAATACCAATGATCCGTATCCGGCGGGTTAGTATCTCCGATGATTCCCGACCAGGTGGGGCCGCCATCTTTCATGGCAGGATAGCGACCGATTCGACCGATCATGGTGTCCCAGATCAGTTTCGGGATGTGGCGAACCTCGTTGAACCAGGCCCCGGTCAATTCAAGAGACATAAGGTTTTCAACATCGTCTGGTTTATCGAGAGGCCGGAAAAGAACTTCTGCCTCCGCAAAAGTGCCGTCGCCGCATTTTAATTGGAGGATGAAGTTTCGAGGCGTTTTCTCGTAATATCCGAATTGCCCTTCCTTGATCCAATGAAACCAGGTGACAAGCGTTGTGTCGTCAAGTTCCCGGTTCGTATTTCGGATGGCCGCCCATCTTGTTCGCCTTATTCCATCACGTCCAGGGGCTTGCTCCTGAGCTCGTTTCACGATTTCCATGATGCAACCGGAAGATTTCCCGGAACCAAACGGCCCCATGAGGCCACGCATGATGCTCCGGTCGTCCTGGGAAAAAGTAAAAATCGTCGGGACATCCGAATAGTCGTATTTCACCGAGTAATCCACGGTGGGTTCGACTCGATAAAATTTCTCTTCTTCCATTATTTCAATCCCTCGTCGGTCAGTGTCTTAATCCCCATGGCCTGCTTCATCCCTTCGGGAATCTCCACACCAAGTTCATTCAGCCATTGAGTAAAAAACTTTTCAGACTTTTCCTTATTCGGGCATACTGAACAAACCCAAGCCGTCTTGAACTTACCCCCTTCGGCATCTTCACACGATTTGCAGAGTGCAGTTAAAAACATGGTTTCATTGCCGCCACACTTCGGACAATCTTTTCTCGGAACAACAAACCTTCCGGCCTCATCTTTCATCTCTGCCGGAGAGGGGAGATGATCCACGTCCTTGGAGCTCATGGTAGCAACAACAATCCCCAGGAGTGGGGCCGTTTCATTATAGAGAATGGTGATATTTTTCTCTTCTGGAAATCCCTTGAGTTGTCTGATGATGGCTCCGGCCTTCAATACGAGTTGAGTTATCTTGTGTGGACACGGATCAAAAACCATACATCCTCCTAATAGGGTAATCCAGTAACAGGGTTGATTGGGCAACATCCCTGTTGTTTCATTAAGGCAGTCCTACAATCAACCCATGTGCAGTCGCAACCACCCTCTATACCTTGACAAGCACATCCGCACTGATTGGTCCAGCACGGAGTGTAGGGATATGGAATCTCATCGCAGTCTGCCTGTATCCAATTTCCCTGGTTAGGTGGACAATGGGGGGAGTAGGTTCCACATGGTTTTGTCTCACAATGAGACAAAACGGTTCCGTCACAATTCCATCTATCTATAATCCAATCCCAACACCTTGTAAATCCTTGATCGATTCCACGTGGGTCTTTCCAACACCCCTCACACTCAAGTCTTTCATTATGTCCGTACGCAACACCGGTTGTAACATAACAATTTACTGCAAGAGAAACACTTGCCGAATTTCCGCAACAATCCGTTAATATGATGGTTGGATTATCGAGGCAATTCGCATTTGTGGCGGGTGCAGTATAAGTTACGTATTTTCCTATACTACCCGATAAACTTCCGCCACCCGATAAACTCCATGACCATGGGGGGCAGCCGCCTTGTGCTGTAAGTTCCTGGGAGTGACCACAACTCATTAAAAGAGAAGTGTAGGAAATAGAAAGAGGGCCAGCATCCTCGCAACACGGACTCCCCCTAATGCTATACTCATTTCCACACCGATCCCTTAATATAATTCCAACTTCGGTAAAACATTCAACTTCACTTGTAAACTGGAAAAATATAGCATTATCATTCTTTTTTGAATTCCCCCGAAAGGTAATCGGGCCAGTAAATGTCCATTCAACAGGTAAACAATTTCCTAAGATTTCTGGTATAGAATAAAGGGGTTGATACGGAGGCATGCAACCATACCATACTAAACCAGATATTCCTCCAATAGGAACCTCAAGGGGCATTTTACAAATTGAATTATAAGCAACCCCTGAATACATGATATATGGCTGGCAAGTTCCAAAATCTTCCCACCAGATTTCTACTTTCCTGTCGTTGATAGGTTTGAGACAACAATCCACTTTTACGATAGTCTCGGCTTTACAAAGTTCCATTCCCTCAAATTGAATAAACGCCTTCAAAAGAAGATACCCCAATCCAGTTCTTGAAAAAGTTATATCTGTCGGAGGATAGGCCCCCCATTCCGTATAGGCTTTCCATAAAAAATATGAACCCTGGCCATCTGATCCAAACTTTAAAATTTCTGCCTGACCAGATTCATAAAAACTATGAATAAGGTGATTTTCAGGATCAGGGGGAATGGGAGGAACCCTGTCCGGCCATCCCTGAAAATATGGAACAGGACTGCCCTGGTAAGGAAGTTTTGTAGCATCGTAAATGTATGGATGACATCTGGCTAAATATAATTCTTCTGTTTTACAAACGGTAGAGATAAAGGGAGAACATTCATTACAATCTGTTACATTCAGACGATAATATGTTTTTATATAATCAACCCCCTCAACCTCAACTACACCATTTGGGTCTTTAATCACCCATACACCGTCAACTTTTGTGAATGTTTCCAGACCCGGTGCATACCATTTCATCGGGGGAATTTCTGTTGGAAGATTTATAAAATTGATACTGCAATATGGTTTGAGTTCTTCTTCTTCCGGTTTCAAAATTTCGGGAGCGAAGAGAGTGATCTGGTCTTGTATGCCAGGGATAGATTGGGCCATAACCTGCTTATCCGAACTAAAGAGACGGTAATAAGGAAGTCCCAAAAGTTCGGCGATGGATTTCGTGGCACGCAGTAGGGCCTGGCCTTGTCCATATTTTCTCATCGCTTCTATCCGGTCTCCGAATAGTTTTACTTTTCTTGCGTTCTCCATTCCCTCTATCCTCACCCCAAAGAAAAAGCCCCTACCGTCTGCCCACAAAAAAACCCCGACTGTTCCCGTGCAAACGGTCGGGGTTTTTTTACTAACGTGGGCAACTCCGTGGCCAACGGAGATTTTTATACCCTATTTTTTTGGATAATGAAACTTCCTATGACAATTGGAGCACAAGACATCACATTTTTCAATCTCTTTTAAAATCCTCTTCCAAGAATATCTTCCCAACATCTTTGAAATCCGATCACTCTTTACGGTTCCATCTTTATGATGAAAGTCCAAACAGGCAGGATGGCTCTCATTGCACGATAAACATTGTTTGCCCGCCTTTAATTCCTCATATTTCAGTCTTCCCTGACGCCTCTTTTCTTTCCTTCTTTGATTCCACGTGGTTCTCTGTTTAGTCTGATTGTAACATCGTTTGCAAAGACCCAAGGCTTCATGGGGACGTTGATTAGTTCCACAGAGACAACATCTCTCAAAATTCCTTGACCAAGACATTTTGGCCACCCTCACCGGTTATCTCAAACTTTAATTACTTTCGCCAGGGTTTCGGGCCTTCCCATAACCTTGCCTTTTCCCCGAACTTGATGGTTTCGCCTTTTGCATAAGGCCCTTTATAGTAACGTTCCATTCCTACTGGCTCCGCAGGAGGGGTTTTACCCTCGTTCGGAGGAGGAGCAGGTGTTGGCTCCAAACCTGCCGCCTGTTCCAATTTTGCGATTTCGCTCGCATCACCATATTTGAGTTTTGCCATCAGCATTCTCTCCTTTTACCACTTCCCGTTTCGATGAGACCGATTATGTCCGGTATGTTCCATCTTCCGCTTGGTTATCTTGTGGGGAAGGTCTTTTCCCTTCGCCTCTGCGGAATGGCTTTTTAATTCCTTCATGGTCATTCCCTTGGCCATTTCCTTCGAGGCTCCCTTGAGTTTCGATTTCGGGAATTTTCCTTCCCGTGCGGCTAAGGCGATGTTTCCGGCGGTCGTCTGGACATCCGAAGTGTATGGCGTATGTGCTCTGTGTTTGCCTGGCATGACTTTAATCTCCTTTCTCCTCCGACGACTCCTCTTTGAATGTAAAGGTTATACCTCTTCGTCATATCTTGAATCAAGTCCCCGATGACATCCGCCTTCATCAGGGATGATTCTCTATTAAACTCCTCCGAGAAATCAATGTCTCCAATCTCTCCGTCTTGCTCCCTGTAATAAATGGTGAACGCTCTTTTCATGGTTTTCCCTCTATCGTGATCCTAAATTGGGGATCATGCCCACGGAGAATCCGCAGTTCTATCGTGATTGGTGGAGGCGGTTCCTTGTTGATCGATGCTCCCAGGCCCAGACTTGCCATTGCCCCCGCCGCCATCTTCGCCGATTCCTTCGCATACCTCTTGGCCGCCCGCTCCGAAGCCGTCTTGTTCAATGGCCCTATGACCGATGAGCCTCGTTCTCGATTTCGATCCCGTCCCTTGGAGTTGAAAGAGCTTTTCTTTCCCATTCTCTCCTCCCTTGCCTGGCCCGAACATCACGAGCGTCGGGCCTCTAAAGTTAATCCCGGCCTCTCCTCCGGGTCGATCCGGGGGCCGATCATCCTCAATACCTCCGCCGGTTCCCAAATCGAATTGATAACTCGCCTTGAGATAAGCGAGTAGGTTCTGCATTGCCCTCGGATCAAATGTCTTAATCGCCGATATGTAGCGATCCCTTAACTGTTTCTCTTCTTCGTTGAAGTCCCTGCCTTCTTCGATAATCTCCTGGTGCATCTTGGCGAGTCTTACAGTCCAGCCCTGAATGAGGTCAGTAACCACAATCGCATTCTTTCGGAAACCGGCGACGATGGCCATCGTGTTGCCGTCTCCGTTTGCGATGTCTTCCGCAAATTTTCTTCTCCACTCAAAAAACGATGACCAGTTCGCAATGGTGTCAACGTGGACACCGATCTCGTCGGCCACCTTTTGATGATTCTGAAAAATCTTCCAGAGGCGGTATGCTTCAAGATGCCTCTCTGTGACATTCTTAATGGGTCTCATCTTTAAATCTCTCCCATCCTGGGCCAAAGACCTCCGGGAAAAGTTCTTTCAATACCTCCGCCGCATTCCCGCATTTTTTGGCGGCCTTCAATACCCGGCTGGCCGAAATCTTGAGATCGGCGGGGGTTGAATAAAATGTTCTACCAGGAGTCATGGGGCCTAACATCGAGAAGCCGGAGGTTGTATTCCCCATGAGCATTGGTGCAAAGTGGGCCGGGGGTTCAAAGACCAGTTTCTTCATGTCCGTCAGGTGCTCCTTCGTTGCCTTCAATTCCCCACTCTCGACCGAGACCTTATCCCGGCCATACCCGGCCTCTTTCGCCCGCTCGAAGAATTTCTCAAAAATAAGATCGCCCTCTCTCGTAGAGGTCTCAAATGTTGGCATCGGAAGTTTATGGCCGACATCAAACTCTTCCCAGGTCATCGGCCCCAGGCGGAGCACTTTTATTTTTCTTGGGCCGATGGATTCTTCTTCTTTCGAGATTATCCAAATGCCGTATCCAAAGAGATCGTTCAAATTCCGAATCACAACATCAAACATAATTCCCTCCTACATGAAAGGCCCGCCCCAGGCATCGGGCGAAAGAATGATCGGTTCTTCTTTCTTCTTGTCACGAGCCATGCGAGCGGCGACCCGGTTCAAACACCAGGAAAGAGCATTGATGATCGGAAACCCGTCTTCCGTCCCAAAAATATCTTTGAGGGCTTTATAGAGTTTCCCCTTCGTCATTTCGTCGAGCTTCATCGGCTTCTCTGCCATTCTCATGTTGATGTGGTGAATCTGCGAGGAGAGGACGTTTAGAATTTGCCACTCGTCCAGATCTTCGACTTTCATCGGAGACTTCCCGTTTTTCATCACCACAATGCCGATCCTTCCCAAAACCTCTAAGTTCATGTAATCCTCCCTCGTCCCAAAGTGTCACGGGCACATTTTCTTCAACCACTTGAGTTGAAGTTTCTTGATCGGGAAAGGTTCCTTCGCTTTCTCCGCTTGGCGGACAAACCGACGTTCCGCATAATTCGGGGGGCCGACCGTTAAAAGAATTTCGACACCCTTATACCTTTTGTCGATCTTCCCATTGACCAATCTGCGGGTCGCCTTCACCCTAAGTTTCGGACTGTAATCCTTCACCGCCTGGATCGCTCCGGCTTGAAGTATCGCTTCCGCCAGATCGCCAAAGACCTTTCGGCTAATCGTCATAGAACCTCCATTGATTGACTTCGCTTCCTCTCTGGATCGAAGTCGCCCAGGACAACAGAGAACCCTCCCGTGTCCCGATTATGGCGAGGCCCCTGTCATTCCATCCATCGAGGAAGATGACTCCGTTGACCGTGGTAGGATTCCAAACCTTCACGATCAACATGGGCCGTTCACCGTCGTTTGTCTTGACCAGGACAATCCGGCCTACCCCAGGAATTTGACGAGTTTTGGCCTTGGGCATTTCCGGCCTGGCTATGCCCCCCTCCACTTTCTTCTCCTCCGTTTTTTCTCCTTCCATCTGACCCTCCTTTCAATGTTCCCCGGTTTAACCTGATCCACCGGGGGAAGGTGTAAGGAGGTGATGAGCCTTGAGGTTAGAAATAATGCCTCAAGATCAGAAGCCAGTAGAACCATCCCCCCACGATTCCACTGACTATAAACCAATAATTTTTTACGATCAGGCCGACGACTATCGCCGCAACCGCCCCCACCATTGGAATGGCGAGTCCGGCAAGCATAAGAGCCGCAAACCATATCGGCATTATCGGGCCGCTCATGTCGCCACCCTCACATTTCCGCATTTGCGGCACTCCCACATTTCGCCCTTTATCAGAGTCTTCCAACGATTGTGACCGCACTTACAGGGTTTATTACTTTTTCCCACGATCCGTCCTTCTTGTCCATGATGTCGGAGCTCCCACACCCGGAAAAGTTGCGACATAGGCCGCAAAGGTGGGGTTCGACAAGGCCCCCGGTCTCTTCTCCCGGATCAGTTTCAGGGCCTCACTACCGGAAATCCCATGCTTATTGAGGATCGTGCCGTTTAGAAGACCGCTCCGGTTGAATCCCTCCGTGCAATGGCACAAAAGTTTAAGACCATTTCCCCAGAGCATCCGGGCTCCCCACTCCGCATGGGTTTCGAGTTGCCGGAGGTTCGGCAGTTTCGCCCTATCCTCAATCGGCCAGTAAAGATAAGCGGCGAGCCAGGGCATCGACGAATCAAATTCGCCGGAGAGATCGATCACTACATCAATTCCCAGGGCCTTCACCTTCGCTTTGTCCCAGGGCCACCGG